TGTAGCGACTTCACTTCATCGCTTATGAGGTTGAGAGGGGCGTAAGCCCCTTTTGTTTACCAGGTAAGGCCAAAAAGCTTACCAGGTAAAAACGTGATACCTACGCCACGCTTACCATGTAAGGACCGGGTAAACTCTCTTTCTTACCACCTAAAATATTACTATAAGTTATTGATTTATATATATTTATTTCTATATCTTATAAGATTTACCAGGTAGATAGTGTATTTCTAAACGTACAGGATTTTTTATTTTTTCCCAGCGAATTGGAATTTTACCCGGTTTACCTGGTAAACATCTGTAAGTCTATGAATCTTAACAAGAATTAGCACATTTTACCTGGTCCTTTACCTGGTTCTTACCTGGTCCTTACCTGGTAAACATTTGGTTGTGAAATAAACTGTCGGTAAAGCTTAAAGAGTGTGAGGTTGTGGTGTACAACACATCACATTAACTCAAATGGAAATCGCTATGCCTGGTGGACGACCCAAGATAGACATTGACCTGGACCAACTCTATGAGCTCGCCAAAGTGGGATTGTCGCAGAGACAAATCGCTGCATCTCTTGGCATATCTCTATCAACTATTACTGAACGGATGAAGAGTAGTCCAGAATTTAAAGACACTATGGAGCGAGCACAGCAAAAAGGAATCTCGGCTGTGGTCAATCGATTGTATGAGTCAGCCACCGACCCTGATAAGCCCAATACCCAGGCAGCAGTCTTCTTCCTAAAGAATCGTAGTCGCGAGCAGTGGGCTGATAGACAGGATATACATGCAGAGGTACACGGTAATATAACTTTGGACCATGACCTGGACGCTGCCTTACAACGGCTACGCGATGCTGGCATAGACCCTCGTTCTCTATAGTGTTTTTGATGGCATCCCATGACGTAGGGGAAGACAATCGTTGTAAATCAATGGCTTATGAGGGTATGAGCTCGATTTTGACCCTGGAATCGCCAAAAATAAGCCGTTTCGCAAAAATGGGACTCCGGTCCTGGCGCGGGTACGGGGGTATATTGAGATACATATTAGGCCGTTTTTATGGGTGAAGCACTTCGCAAAACCGAGAGTCCCAAATTAACTCGGTCGCAACAAAAAAAAGCGCAAGAGCTCGCGGATGCGATTGCCTTAGTAAAAGAACATAAGAAAAGAAACAGAGTCGATTACTTCCAACCATATCCGTGGCAAGCAGATTTCTACGAAGCGGGTTCGACAAACAAACAACGTATGTTAATGGCTGCCAACCGGGTAGGGAAAACACTCTCTATCGCCGTAGAAGTTTCATATCACTTAACGGGGAACTATCCCGATTGGTGGCAAGGAATACGATTTAAATTTCCACCTACCATCTGGTGCCTGGGAGTATCAGGAGAGCAGTTAAGAGATGTGGTTGTAAATGAATTATTCGGCAGTTATTTGGGAGATGGAAAGTTCTCTGGCACAGGACTGATTCCACAATCATTGGTTTACTCGGTAACACCAGCAATGGGAACTCCACGGCTGCCAAAGGACGTACACGTTCGATACAAAACAGGCAACACATCAACGGCCAGTTTCAAATCTTACACCCAGGGACAGCATGTCCTTATGGGATCATCGATTGATATGGCATGGATTGATGAGGAGCCAAAAGATCCAGAAATATATCCGCAGTTGCTAACAAGGACCGCAACCGGGAATGAAGGTAAGGGTGGGTATGTTGTACTAACCATGACACCTGAGAACGGCGTCACAGAGTTAGTCTCACAATTCATGGATAACCGCCAGGAAGGACAACATCTACTCAACATTACCTGGAACGAAGCACCGCACTTAGATGAGGATACAAAAAATCAGATATTAGCCGCAATGCCTGAGTACCAGCGGGATATGCGGTCCAAAGGCATTCCTGTGCTTGGGGAAGGAATGGTATTTCCAATCGCAGAGGAGGCGATTAAGTGTGAGTCATTTGAAATACCACCCCATTTTAAGAAGTTGGCGGGGATCGACTTCGGAATCACTCATCCAACTACAGTCGTGTGGACTGCATACAACCCGGACACAGAAACTATTTACATTTATGACTGCTACAAGTGCGAAGGAGAAATCCCAGCCGTCCATGCCAATGCCATCAAAGCAAGGGGAAAAAAGATCCCGGTGATCTACCCGCATGATGGGGATTCAACTGAACGTGGTAGTGGAAAAACGCTAGCCAGCATGTATTTGGAAAATGATGTGTTGATGATTGGGAAATTCACCAATGCCGATGGTTCTAACTATGTTGAACCGGGTCTGATGGATATTTTGGAAAGGATGAGGACCGGAAGATTCAAGGTTTTTGACAACCTCAACCCCTGGTTCCAGGAGTTCAGAAGATACCACAGGAAGAAGGGAAAAATTCACAAAGAGTTTGATGACATCATGGATGCGACCCGGTACGCGGCTATCTCAGTCACACGCTATGGACAAAATGAATCTGAAATGAACTTACACGCACAAAAAACTTCGGGGTATACATCTAATGACTACGATTACTAAGCCACTTACAGAGGACGAGCTCTTATCTACCCTTGAGAGAAACATTGATCAGGCAGATACCTATACAAACTCTGAAATTGGCGAGCAGCGGGACAAAGGATATCGATATTATTATGGAAATCCTCTAGGAAACGAGAGAGAAGGGCGTTCTCAGCACGTTTCCATGGACGTCTTCGATGGAGTCGAGTCAGTAAAGTGTATTCTCCAAGAGACCTTTAGTGCAAACCAGGAAGTATGTGTTTTCGATCCGATAGATCCCCAGGACCTCGCGGGAGCAAAATCAGCAACGGCCCTGGTGAACTGGGTTTTCTACAAGCAAAACGACGGAAACAGAATCATTCACGATGTGCTGCATGACGCCCTGGTCGCAAAAACGGGGGTAGTAAAGCGATACTGGAAAGACGATTACGAGTATCAGGAAGAAAACTTTGAAGGTATTGGTGATGATGAATTAGCCATGATGGTGAACGACCCCATGGTTGAGCTCAATGAAATTCAAAGTATGGGTGGTCAGAGTGAAATAGAGACACCAAATGGCACGATAACCGATATCACTCCTCAAATGCACACAGGTTCATTACTTCGCAGAATAAACACGTCGAAGGTGTGTGTTGAAGTAATAGAGCCTGAGAATTTCCTGGTGTCGCCAAGAGCCAAAGACATCAAAACAGCCGACTTTGTCTCACATAGGACATCTAGAACTCGCGGTGAACTTTTGGCCGAGGGAATACCAGAAGAAGTGGTCCAAAAATTAGATGACGATAAAACCTTTGAGGAAGACGGTTCGCTCGGACGGGACTCCATCGATCAGTTTCGCCATGACGATATGAAGTCGGACGATGATCGGGACCGGGAATATGTCACGATCTATGAGTCTTATTTGAAAAAATACGACCCGGCACTTAATGCTTGTGTGATTATAAAATGTATTCACTCCCGAAAGATTATGCTGGACCAGGAAGTGGTGTCCGAAATGCCATTCCAGGCATTCACGCCTTTCCCGCTACCTCACCGATTTCATGGCATGTCCCTGGCAGATGTGTTGTGTGATTTGCAGAAAACACAGTCATCGCTCAAGCGCAGTGTTATTGATCATGTGTTCTCAACGAACACCTCACGTTATGTCGCTAACCTCTCCCTGGTTAAAAACCCACGGGACTTGTTAGATAACCGGGTCGGTGCGGTTATTGATGTTAACAGCCCACAACCCGATGCGGTTATAAGGCCATTACCAATACCTCAGATGAACCAGGGCGTGTATCAGGCCATAGAAAATTTTGAACAGGAAAAAGAGCAGCGTTCCGGGTCCTCAAGAATGTCTAGGGGCATGGATAATTCTGCGGTAAGCAAGCAGAACTCTAGCGACCTGATCACAACTTTTATGAATGCGTCGAATCGAAGAACTATGGTTATGGCAAGGCATTTTGCTGAGAGCTTTTTAAAGCCATTGATGATCGATGTGTACCGTATCGCAATTGAGTATGAGTCCCAGGAAAAGATGATGCAGTTGGATGGTCAGTTTGTGCCGATTGACCCCAGGATGATGAAAGATCGAACTGAAATGACTGTTTCTGTGGCACTAACTCCTGATGAGAAGAAGCAAGAAGCCCAGTTATTGCTTTCAATGGATGGGCAGTTTGCGATGCAGCCTGATCCCACCCTGGGCGGTTTATATAGCCAAAATCAGCGATATGCGCTCCTGGCTAGAGCTTATGAGCTATTAGGCATTAAAGAAGGTGGGATGTTTATTCAAAACCCACAAGATCCAAATTTCCAGCAGCAAATGCAGATGCAACAACAGCAAATGGAACAAGAGCAAGCCGAACAGAAACAGCAAACAGTGTTCCAGGCTGGCATGACAGCGAGGCAAGTAGCGGTGATGGAAGGTCAACTGGAACTTGAGATCACAAAAGAGGCGAATCGGTTTTTGATGGAGACACAGAAACAGACGCATACCGAGGAGCAAGAAGAAACAGAGTTGTTGCTCAAGGCAGAATTGCAACAACACAAAATGGAAGTGGATGACAAAGAATTGGAGTTAGAGGAGCAACAAAAACGACCCGTTTCTGTAAATAACTAACTGGAAGGAGAGCAGAGTTATGGACGCAAAAGCGATAGAGGCGTACATCGCCTCGAAACAAGCGCAGAAGGACGCACCCCGAAAGACGAGGGCTGAAGCACTGCGTGATTTCTCTGATGAGAAATTAAAAATGCACAAACCGAACGATATTCAAAAAATCAAAGAGCCAAAGTCTGACGCTAAATCTTTTGATGAAGAATTTGAGGAGGTGTTCGGGGATGGATGAACATGAAGCTGGTGAGATCAACCGCAAAGCTGACCAGGCTACCAGGTTAATCAACGACGATGTGTTCAACGAGTGCTTTCAAAATATGAATACTCAAATTCTTGAGCAGTTCATAGCATCACCACCGGAAGCGGCTGAAGAACGTGAACGCCTTTACCATATGTATAAGGCTGGACAACTTTTTGTGACTCAATTTGCGACGATGATAAATACACGCGAAATGATGTTGCATTCTGAAACTGGGGAATAGAAAATGGCAGAGAACGAGCAACCCTCCAATCCGGGGGACTCACAAGATCCACTAGCTAAATTAGCGGAAATCTACGAGTCCAATGAACCGGACCAACACCAACAAGATGAAGCTGTAGCCGAAGACGATCTTGACGAAGAGTCGCAAGACGACGACGAAGAAGTAGAAACTACTGAAGCATCTGAATCTGAAGAAAAGGAAACTGACGAGGACGTCGAAGAAGACGCAACCGAATCGGAAGAAGAAGAATCTGAAGATGAACAACCGAAAAATTTAACCATCGATGGTGAAGAACTCACCGTTGACCAGGTTAAAAGTCGGATGATGATGCAGCAAGACTACACAAAAAAGACCCAGCAACTTGCGGAACAGCGACGAGGTTTTGAGGCTCAATCACAAAACCTGGAAGCGACGATGCAAGCCTTGGTTAATGCCGCTGGTGCGGATATGTCCCGATTTGAAAATATCAATTGGGAACAAGCGGCAATAGAAAATCCAGATCAGTATAAACAGGCAAAAGCTGCATACGATCAAACCAAGTCCACGCATGACTTTATAACCAGTCAGGCAGACCAATATATGCAGCAGCAAAAACAGCAGCACGATGAACTTTTAAAGGCTCGATCTGAAGAGTCCATCACTGCGTTAAAGGCATCAATCCCCAACTGGGATAACAACTTGTACTACCAGATTGGAGAGTACGCCCAGGCCAACGGTGTGAGTGAAGAAGAATTTAATTCCATCGTGGACCACAGAAGCATACAAATGATGCGAAAAGCCATGTTATACGATCGGGCAAAAACGGCGGCGAAAGCAAAAACCAGTAAAGCGGTCAAGCGTTCGCCTAAAAAAACTTTGTCAAGTCAGCAGAGCGACAACAGCAAAGCGTTGAACCAGGACACTCAGAAAAAGGCGCATGAGCGTTTGAGGAAAACTGGTCACATCGACGATGCAGTCGCGGCACTTAAATCAAGAGGATACACATAATGCCTACAGTTTCAGGTACACAGAAAACCTACAGTCAGGTAGGTCTAAAAGAGGACATCGAAGATATCATTTATGATATTAGTCCAACTGACACACCCATGCTTTCTTCTATTGGAAGCTCAACAGCAACCAACACCCTTCACCAATTTCAACAGGACTCCCTCGCAGCGGTTGGCGCAAACAAGGCGATCGAAGGAGCAGATGCCGGAACAGCCTCAACCACTACAGGCGTAATGAAATCAGTCTACACACAGATCTTCAGTAAAGTGGTCCAGGTGTCAGGAACTTCCGAGGCGGTTGGTAAATATGGCCGAGCCAGCGAGGTGAGTTACGTAGTATCAAAAGCGGGAAAAGAGCTAAAAAGAGACATAGAACACGCTTTTGTCGGACTGTCTCAGACAGGTGCAGCGGGTGATGCGTCAACTGCCCGTGAACTCAAATCTGCCAACAAGCAAATCGCTGCTGGATCTACTTCAACGGCGGGTTCAAACAGAACCTTCACAGAAGCAATTCTGTTAGCCAACCTTCAAGATGTTTATGAAGCTGGTGGTAATCCAAATCAGTTGCAAGTGACACCATCTCACTCTTCAACCGTTGCGGGATTTGCTGCGGCGTCAGGAAGAGAGCGTGACTTTGGAACTGGACGCACGATCGTTAATGTCGTGGACCTATATGTGTCACCATTCGGTGAAGTGTCGGTCGTACCTAACAGGTTCATGCAAGCTAACCAGTGTCTCGCCCTGGATACCGAGTATTGGAGTCGTGCAGTTCTTCGACCCATGCAAACAATCCAGTTGAGTAAAACTGGTGACTCTGACAAGCGTCAGATGTTGACCGAGTTAACTCTCGTTTGTGAGCACGATGAAGCGAGTGGATTGATCGAAGCCTTAACAGCTTAAAACCACAAGCCGCCCTTCGGGGCGGCACACTTTTTATGGGGAACTGAATGTCCAGAGTGTATTCCGATATTGTTGCGGATGATTTTGATGACAAGATTCACATTGTTCACAAACAAGACGTTGAGCCCATACTCCAGGCTAATAAAGATGTTCGGTCCACCAGGGCCGGATCTCGTTATGGAGATATGGAAAAGGTTGCATCGATTCCTTCTGTCGTTGTTATGGAATGGATGAAAGAAGGCATCAATGTCATGGCTCCGAACCGTGAAGATTTACGTCGAATGAAAAAGAAATTGAATTCACCCGAATGGAAACATTTAAGAACGCGGGATAATAAGATTTGAGCATCACCACTTATGATGAACTAAAAACTGCGGTTGCCTCCTGGCTGAACCGGGACGATCTTGCCGATAGAATTCCAGATTTTATTGAGTTAGGTGAAGATAGAATTGGGCATGAACTAAGAATACCTACGTTGGAAAAATCTGCATTGCTGAGTGCGAACACTTCGGGCTATGCAAATCTTCCAGCAGACTTCTTAGAATTAAAAGATGTTTTTTGGAATTACAAACCACTTTACCGAGTAAGCTTAACGCAGCTACACAGTTATACAAATGAAGTAAATGAACCAACATATTTTGCCAGGGAAACCTATCAACTGAGATTGTTTCCAGTTCCAAACGCTGCGACCTCAACATCCTTGCGTTTGATTTATTATCACAAGCCTACGCAGTTGGGACCTTCCAACAGCACTAATTTAATTTTGCAAACGGCCCCCGCACTTTTGTTGTACGCCTCATTGTGTGAAGCCGCTCAATATCTCGCTTTCTCTCCCCAGCAAATGGCGAGCTATGAGCAGCGGTATGCGGTTGGGCTTGCGAGGTTGTTGAAACACGCCTCGGATGCTGAGAGTGCGGGGGCCACTCCAACTGTTGCGAATGGATACGGCTAATGAGTACATTTTATCAACACATCACCACCGATGATTCCGTTGAAGCAAGCACCGCCGATGCCGAGGCAGCAAAAACTGCTGCACTGGCCGCGCAGTCTGCTGCTGAAACTGCAAGTGCTACTGCTACAAGTTCAAAAAATGCGGCAGCTACAAGTGAAACAAATGCTGCTGCCAGTTCAACAAGTGCGGGGACATATTCAACTACCAGCACCCAACAAGCTGCGATAGCAACTACCAAGGCTAGTGAAAGTGCAGCATCTGCTGTAGCAGCATTAGCGAGTCAAAACGCTGCGGCCTCAAGCGCATCGGCCAGTAGCTCCTCGGAAACAAATGCAAGCTCGTCGGCTACCAATGCAGCGGCATCAGCTACAGCAGCACAGAATTCAAAAACGGATGCCGAGGCAGCTTTCGATTCATTTGATTCTAGATATTTAGGAGCGAAAGCAAGTGACCCTGTCGCTGACAATGACGGCGGCAACCTAACCACAGGGACCCTTCACTATAACAGCAGTAATGGTGCGATGAAGGTGTACACAGGTTCAGCCTGGGCGGTGGCCTATGTAGACAGTGCAAGCGGCACAACCCTTTTAAAAGCAAATAATTTATCGGACCTGGTTAACGCGACCACTGCCAGAACAAATTTAGGTTTGGGAACTGCTGCAACAACAGCAAGTACAGATTACGCGACCGCAGCCCAGGGAACAAAAGCCGATGACGTTAAGACTTCAGTGAATAATATCACTGATGTCAATATCACCTCGGTAGCTGACAACGAGGTCCTGGCGTATGACAACAGTTCCTCAAAATGGATTAACCAAACGGCAGCGGAAGCTGGACTTGCGACAACAGCCCAGGCCACAAACGAAGATACAGTCATTGCCCTGGCAATCGCCTTGGGATAGGAGATAATAGGTGGCAAACACATTTAAAGTAAAAACCAATTCAGCGATGCCAGCGTCAAGCGGAACACCACTTACGCTCTACACCGTACCATCTTCAACGACCTCAACTATTTTAGGTTTGATCCTGACAAATATTCACTCTTCCGATGTGACAGTCAGTGTTGTGTTGAGCAGCGATACCTCCGACACAGAAACCAATGAAGACGTCTATTTGGCAAAAGCAGTTCCTCTACCTGTCGGTAGTTCATTAGAACTTCTAAGTGGAGGCAAAGTGGTGATGCAGCAAACTGACATTTTAAAAATAGATTGTTCGGTTGCTGCAAAAGTGGACGCGGCACTGAGTATGATGGAGCAAACATAAAATGAGTTACATTGGAAAAACACCAGTTGATGTTCAAACACTAACTCTTAATGGAGTTGCTGTAACGTCTACAGGCGCAGAACTTAATATCCTAGACGGTGTAACTAGCACCGCAGCAGAGTTAAATATCTTAGATGGTGTTACAGCTACTGCGGCTGAATTAAATTATTTAGACATTACAACATTAGGCACAAGTGCAGCATCTAAAGCTGTAACTGCTGATGCTAATGGTGATGTATTAGTTAGTCAGGAATTCAGAGCAGTATCATATAACGAAACCTATGTAGCCCCTACCAGTTCATCTAACGCTACCACTATAGCATGTGAGTCCGGTAACTATTTCAAACATACACTAACAGAGAATACTGTATTTTCATTCTCGAATCCTCCTGCAAGCGGCACAGGCTATTCTTTTATCCTTCATTTAATACAAGACTCTAGTGCTAGGACAGTTACATGGCCTGGTGCAGTTGATTGGGCTGGAGGTTCTGCCCCTACTATTAGCACTGGCAGTGGTGACGACGACTTTTATGTATTTGCTACCTCAGACGGTGGAACAATCTGGTATGGATTCACTGCTGGACAGGCACTCGCTTAATGAGTAGAACTGCACACAAGTTATTATCTGCATCAGGTGGTGAAGATGCTTATGAAATAGAACAGTCTATTATGCTTGATGCTGGTGATGATGCTCATTTAGAAATAACACCTAGTAGTGCTGGAAATCAAAGAACGTGGACGCAAAGCTGTTGGATTAAGCTAACAGGTGCTGGTGACGGGTATACTGGTTTTTATGGATTTCCCGGTGGTTCTGCCGCTTCGTATTATAATGGTCTTTTTTATTATTCAGGTGGCAATATTGTTTTACTCGATAATTATGCGGCAGGAGCATATAGCGGCCCTTATGTAACTTTTAACACAAACTTAAATGATCGTTCTGCTTGGTATCACTTGCTTTTGATTTTTGACACTACCCAAAGCACAGATACTAACAGGATTCAAGTTTGGGTTAATGGCGTTAGATGCACAAACATTTCGGCAACTGCTTGGCCAGCTTTAAATTTTCAAGGAAGTTGTAATAGCACTGCTTTGCACACAATCAATCAGGTGCAAGATACTTATTATGGTGCTGTTATGTTTGCCGAATATCATCATATTGATGGAACAGTGAAAGCCTATACAGATTTTACAGAAACTGATTCTACAACAGGACAGTTAATTCCCAAGAAATATGAAGGCGGTAGTTATGGTACAAATGGATTTTATCTAAAATTTGTATCAGGAGCAATTGGCACAGATAGCTCTGGAGAAGGAAACAATCTTACTGCAAGCAATCTAGCAAATGCAGATGTTCTGCTTGATACGCCCACAAATAATTTTTCAACATTAAATTCAGCTCAAGCTTTTAACACCACTACAGGCGTTTTAAGTCAGGGTAATTTATTTTTTGCAGCAGGAGCTTATTCTAGCGGTCATTATTCAAATATAAGTTCAACTTTTAATGTTCCTTCAAGTGGCAAATGGTATGTAGAGTGCAGAATTTCTATTGAAGCTGGTGGTGGAAACGTAACAGTTTTTGGAGTTGTTGACCAAGATATAAATTGGAGTGGTGTAGCAAATGAAAATTTAACAGGAATGGATGGGTTTTTTACTAGCCTTTATGGTAACTATATAAAAGTTGTGGACAGTGGTACTTTAGGAGGTGGAAATACTAGCGCAACAGCAACTTCATATATTCTTGGAATGGCTTTAGATGTAGATAATGGTTATGCGTATTTCGGTGTAGATAGCGGTAGTGCAATGGTTTGGTATCAAGCTGATGGCAGTACATCAGGAGGTGATCCTACTTCTGGATCAACTGGAACTGGAGGATTTGCAAGAACATTTACTACCAACGATACTATTACTGTATCAACTTCTGTTTCTGGATCGGGAGGAGATGGCAGTCAAAACCATTTAAACTTTGGTCAAAACGGAACTTTTAGTGGACAAGAAACTGCTGGAGGTAATACAGACGGAGCAGGAATAGGTAATTTCTTTAGATCCCCACCGTCTGGATTCAAAGCGTTATGCACAAAAAACCTCCCAGATCCTGCAATTAAATTGTCTACAGATCATTTTAATCCTGTGCTTTATACAGGTAATGACACCACAAACAATATAACTGGTGTTGGTTTTCAGCCTGATTTAGTTTGGTTAAAAAACAGAACTGACGCAGCAAACCATATGTTACACGATGCAGTTCGTGGTGCAGATAATGGGATACGTTCTAACGAAAATGTTGCTGAATCGGATCAGTCTGCTAATTTTACAGGTTTTGCTTCAGACGGATTCAGCTTGGCTGCTGGTTCAAATCGGTACAATGATGCAGGTAACAGTGGTTCTGGTGAAAATTATGTAGCTTGGAATTGGAAGGCAAACGGTTCTGGAAGTGCAAATACAGACGGTACTATAAATACTACTTCAACAAGTGTAAATACAACGGCTGGTTTTAGCATAGGCACATACACTGGAGAAGGAGGGCTTAAAACTGTTGGGCATGGGCTTGGTGTAGTTCCAGCGATGATAATGGTTAAATGTCGTAGTGATGCTATTGATTGGTGTGTGTACTTTGGAGATTCAACTGATTCTTTGACTTTAAATGACGCTGCCGCAAGAGATGACAATGATAATCGCTGGAACGATACAGCCCCAACATCTTCTGTGTTTACTGTTTATTCTAGTAATGAAGTAAATGATTCTGGAAAAACCTACGTCTATTATGCGTTTGCTGAAATTGAAGGATTCTCGAAATTTGGACAATATACTGGAAATGCAAGTACGAACGGCATGATGGTCAACTTGGGTTTCAGACCCGCATTTGTGATGATTAAACGTCTTGATGCTGCTGGAATGGGATGGGGGATTTTTGATAATAAAAGAAGCCCATCGAATGAGGTAGATGAGCTTTTATACGCCAATTCAAACGATGCTGAAGCTGATTCAGATACTTTAAATTTTCTTTCAAACGGTTTTAAAGTAATCACTAGTGGAAGTGACTTTATAAATGGTTCTGGTGGCACTATGTTTTATATGGCTTTTGCCGAATCACCATTCAAATATGCAAACGCGAGGTAACACATGTATGCAATAGTAAAAGACGGTGCAATCACCGCAACAGGAACAATAAAACAATTATTTCCTAAT